ATGGCTACATTCAAGGTCGTTGTTTTTCCTCACCAGAAAAGAGAGGATGGAACATATAATGTAAAGATACGTGTTACTCAGGACAGAAAATCAAAATACATACGGACATCACAATATGTTTCTTCTTCTGATATCACAAAGAAGAAAGAGGGTGGTGTTGAGAAAATCAGAATCAAGAATCAGGCGGTTATCGACCTGATGGATGAACTGATTTTATCTTATCGTAGAAAACTGGCCAAGGCCGGTGTGTGTGCTGAAAAGTGGAATATTGATCAGGTAGTAAGTTATATTCAAGAAGACGAAGTCTTTTCCCTTGATATAATTGCATACGGAAGGAAATGTGCTGATGATATGGAGCGGAATGGCCGTGAGGGAAGTGCACATACCTATCGCGTGGCGATGAACGCATTGGAGAGATTTGCTGGTGGTAGTCTTGATGTTAATATGGTCACTGTATCATTCCTAAAAAACTATGAAAGATTTCTGAGAAGTGAACCGTCCATGAGAGGTATGAATAAAAGCAACTCTCCATTGTTATCTAAAGGTCAGACGAAAAAGAATAATGCCATAAAGTTGTACATGACTGTCCTCAAAGCTGTGTTCAATCAGGCAAAGTATGAGTATAATGATGACGAAGCCGGACTGATACGAATACCTCTTTCTCCTTTTAATAGATATACCATGCCAGAGAATATTCAGACTGCTTCCCGTGTCCTCACCGTCGAGCAGATTCAGGAGATTATAGACCTTCCATACTTCCGGAATGGGAGCCCATACTATCAGTTGAATATGGCGAAAGACGTGTTTCTTTTATCATTCGCACTCATGGGTATAAATTCTGCTGATATGTATGATCTCATTGGCTTCGAGGATGGGATTATATCCTATGAGCGGAAAAAAACGAAAGGAAGGCGGAAGGATAATGCTTTCATACAGGTAAAAGTGGAGCCTGAGATCGCTTCTTTATTTGATAGATATAAGGGGAAAGACCGTGTGTTCTCATTTTCTGAGAAGTATGTGTCGGCCGATGATTTCAACAAGGCGATAAATTTGGGTTTGAAGAAGGTGGGACAGACGATTGGTGTACCTGACTTGAATTTCTATTATGCTCGTCACACGATGGCGTCCATTTGTGCCAACAGATTGGGAATAGACATTGCCCGTGTGGACGAAATGCTGAACCATAGTGATCCAAAGCTGGCACTTGCGAGGGTTTACATTGAAAAGGACTTTAAACCGCTTTGGGAAGCAAACCGGAAACTGATAGATTTATTCGATTGGAGTTTCTATACAAAAGAAAAGCCGGAGGATTGACCTTCGGCTTAATTTATTTGAATGCTTTTCCTATTCTATCCCCAGATACCCATCCGTCACCGAACTGACAGTTCTTAATATCTACAATGTAGACTCCTTTTATTTCTAGCCCTTTTCTTTGTGCTTCTTCCAGGTAGGTACGTGCATAAGCATCAAAGTTTGCTCCCGGATAAGCGTCTACGGCAAGGATGAGAAAGTTCGCGTCGGTCAGTTCACCTTTGTAGATTCCTATTTCAGCATCTACGAGACTTTGGACGTATCTGTCTGCTTTGTCTTTCTGTTCTTGTGATGGCTTATTGCTTCCACAACTGGTAAGAAGGAATATACAAAATAAGGGGAATAATATTTTCTTCATAATACAATAATATTTTAATATACACTTATTTATCAATAATTTATATATTAACTTTACTTCTTATTATCCAAGTAATATTTCTTCGCTTATTTTCTAATATATTTAATTCTTTCTTTTTTTTCTCCGAGAAGAAATTATTCTTAGAATTTAATACAGCATGACATATTTTTAAAAATTCATCATTTCTATCCATATCTTGAATATCATCTTTATCTATCTTACCTTCATTATTTAAAGATTGAAGGCAATCATTCATATTCTTTAATGCAGCATCAATCATTCGACCTATTTTGCTTTTCCCAGTACACGAACAATAGTATTGTAATGATTTTGTATAATAAAAATATGCAGTTAAATATTTTGAGTTTGAATTTTGAATAGTAAAAGCTTGAACAAAATAAATACAGGCCAAAGCAAATGATTCCGAAGATTTTATAGAATCTGATTGCTTTTGGATTGTGGTATTAAATGTGATTTGTGTATTATTTATCTGTTTATCAAACTTGATCTTTGTATTATCTAAATCTTTTTTTATTTCTTTTACATCTCGTTCGATACCAATTGCATTATATATATTCCAGCCTATTAATATTGTTACAAATATTCCTAAAACAGCAACAACCCATCCATAAAAAGAGTTATTATCATATTTTAATATATATGCGGTTCTATAATTAGCTATGGCTATTGCAGAAATAGAAAGGAAAAAAGAGATTATTAAAAATAAAATTGTTAAAATTTCCTTAAGTTTGAGTTTGTTTCTTTTGAGCATAATATTATAGTTTAAATTTTTCCTTTAATTCATTATATAAATCAGGATTCTTCATATCTTCCCAATAATATTTTCTGTATCGGCTTCTACTGAAGCCATTCTTGTCATCATAGACCATGAGGCATTCCTTGTCACACAAGATGATTACCGAAGACAGAAGCAGCTTGGCATAAGAGAAGGCCTGAAGAAAGGCCGCTTCTATTTCCTGATTATTCTTCATGTGGTATTTTACCTCAATCAACACCTTTGCCTTTTCTTCTTCTGGCTTGTTGTCATAATGAAGCGCATAATCCGGGAAAATACGATGTCCTCTCCCTGCATGGATTGGCAACTGACGGATATAATCCTTATGCTCATACCACCCCATACTATTCAACAAAGGTTCCAGTAGATTCACTTCAACATCTCTTTCATTATTTACAGTTACTCCTTCCGGCAATGAAGGTGTGTAGATTTGTGGAAGTACGGATATGTCAAATCCTTTTGCCTCTATCATCCTTATGAGTTCTACATAATCTTTTCCCGTGACTGGCCATCCGTTGACTCCTTGAAAGTTCTTTCTCACAAGCGGATGATCTGAAAAGTATCTATCGGCTTTTAGTTCCTTTAAAGAGATATGCGGAATTTCGATTCTGTCCCCTAAATAAGTATTGCTATAATAATGGAAGAAAGGATCTATAACTCCATCTGTTTGCGCAATCCACAAACAGGTAATTGCACTAACAGGGGAAGTTTCATAGTGGATAAGAATATCTCCTCTCTTTGTGTCTTTGCTGGATTGCCAGAATCCGGTAGTCCATTCTTTACCATATCCCTTGATTAATCCTCCAATAAACCATGCCGCGGATGGTTTTGGCATTTCTGTATTATCTTCTTGGGTCAGGAGATTTGGAACATAATCGTACATGAATGCGCTTAACTCATCAGGAGATAAACCGTTCTCGATTCTGAACTGATAGAATATCTTGCATAGTTCCCAATAATACATGCACCTAACTTTATAGTCTGACTTCGCTGGTATTGGAGGTAATTCTATTTCAAAGTAGTCCGCAAGCCTTGTAAGCTGATAAAACTCATCTATGTAGATATAAGGGAAGAAATACTCTCCAAACAAATAATTCAATTCCATTGACACAAATGGTACATACTCTAACATCCTGTCAAAGTCACCAATCTTTAGAACTTCCTCTGATTCTATTATCAGGCCGGTGGATATGATTTCTTCATACAGCTTTCCGGCATCATCCAGGGATTTTAATTCTGTGCCTTCATATTCTGATACTTTATAGCACCAGAAATCTTCCAGTATCTCACAAATCATTTTAGAATTGAACCCATCTTTAATTTGGGGATTGTATTTCTCAAAAAGACGTTCTTCTTCTATCCACTCTTTTCTATCTCCAAAAGCAGATATGGCAGTCTTTCCTAGAGTGGAGTTCTTGTACAGATTCCAAAGGTACTGGTTGAATTTCATAACTATAATCTTTTCATACAGCCTAGAACTTGAAAAATATGTTCTATCATATTTTTAGGAAGTTCCTGAATACCATATTCTGGAGATTTATTCGTAGGAACTAAAGTATAGCATTTAGGATCACTTGATGGACCTAATCTCTTAATCGTTCTCATCCCATTTGTTGTTACAATGGCATATACCTCACCCAAAGGGAGGAAAGAGATATCTTCAATTTTTTTTAATGCTATAATATCTCCATGTGTGATCTCAGGTTCCATAGAATGTCCTGTAACATTACACCAACAGGTTGCTTCATTATATTTCTTGAAGTCAATTAAATATTCAGGTTTAGTTGTTTGATCATTTAAGACAATATCAAAGCCTCCTATAAAATCTACATTATAATAAGGTACACCTTCTGAAAAACTTATGTGGGGCTCTGATTCTTTTTTCTTATTCTCTTGAATAAAATCTGATACTTTGAACTTGTCTACAGATGCAACGTCAAAGCGTGCACATAACTTCTTGTATTGTTCAGGTTCTAAATCTCTCATAGATTTTTCCATACCCGAAATATTGGCTTGACCACACTCAAGAATATCTGCAATATTTTTTTGTGTAAGTCCGAATGCTTGTCTGAATCCTTTTAAATCATACATATCAGTAATATTATTGAGGTGAAAACTAAAATAAAGTTAATATCACTGATATTTTCACTGTAATATCAGTGATATATCAATAATATTAGTACATTTGCATCAGAAACGTAACACTGATACGAAACAAAGATAGCAAATAACATCAATAATACACACGATTATGAAAAGAAATGTATTACACGAGATTATGAGCCTTGCATGGCAGTTTGTAAAGAGAAACGGTTTCTCTATGAGTGAAGCTTTGAAATGCGCTTGGGCGAACATGAAACTTAAATCAGCTATGAAGCAAAAAATTGTGAAGTTCTACTTCAAAAAGGTAGACGGTAGCATCAGAGAGGCCTACGGTACACTGAAAGAAAACCTAATACCTGCGACAAGTGGTGATAACAGAAAGAAGAATGACACCGTTCAGGTGTACTTCGATACAGAGAAGCAAGAATACAGATGCTTTAAAAAAGCTAACCTGATAACCTTATAAATACCCACGATTATGAGAGCAACAGAAGTCAGTAACAAACTAGATGAACTCTACAGAGAGTTAGAATCTGTTAGAGGCATGTCAGAATCAGAAGTTTGCAGCAAATACAATGCAGACTGCAAACAAGACATCGAAGATATTATCGAAGAAGAAATAGAGTCGCTGAGATCTTACGAGTGCGATGATTACAGCGAAGATGACGGTATGGACTACATCAGCCTGCAACAATTACAAGGATTGCCTGTAATATGCTGGTAACAAATACGCCCTGCTGACGGATTGAACGGCAACCGATAGCGAGAATCGGGCAGGGTTCTACTTGATTGGTTCTTTGACATGATGAAAATTTAGGCTTACCGTTAAGCCTGACGTGAAACGGACGACTGAGTAGCGATAACGGCTGGGTGAAAAGAGTATGAGTAATCGACTGCACTAAGCAAACGCAGCATACGAATCACACAGATAACAAAAACGACTTATACGATTGCAGGTGGCCGTAGGCCGGCTACAAAGACAATCTTCACTGATTAGACACCAGCAAGAACTATATATACCGTGGCTTACCAAACCTCTGGTAAGTAGTAAGGCAACCACCGGAACGCCCACGGGAACGAATTTTAAAACGCACGGTTATGAAAATACTTCTTTTTCTCTGTGCATTATCAGTGGTGGTGATGCACTTCAATCAAGACCTTTCACCTATGTATTGGGTTGGTCTTACCGGATTTACATTTACAAGTATATTAATTGCAAAAAGATTAGATGATGAACGAGCTGCAAGAAACAATAAAAAGCATCTGTGATGATTTCGCAGATATCAATGCTATACTGGCAGCTCGTTCTCGTGAGCTTGACAGAAGGGTTGCTTTTGACGAAGAGATAAGTGAACAGATTAATTCAATATTAAAATCAAGTAAAGATGAAAAAAGGAGATAAGGTTAAGACATGGATTTCAACTCAGATTGGAACGGTCAAAAAAGTATTAAGCAATGGTAGAGTTGTAGTTGTATTCAAAGGTTCTAAGGTAGAATATGAGCTTGATCCTGTTATGGTGAAATTGGTATAGTCATACTTTTTTAATAGTGAATGGGTATGTGCCGAGCTGTAAGGTTCGGCACTTTTTATTGGCAGATAGTTCAGGCGGTAGAACACCATGTATGGGTTAGCATGGAAGTCACGGGTTCAAGTCCCGTTCTGTCAGCAAACAATCAAATACTTAAACTATGGTAAGAGAAATTACAGTAGACGAAAATTACCAGACAGTACGGCTGTTTGACGCTATGAAGAAAGGGGATATTTATAAAGTCCCGTATGATAAGAAACGGCATAACGGAATCAAGCTGGAAGCCTCACGCCGCAATCGTGACCTCCGGCTGATCGGAATCTTAAAGAATAAAATGGACGTGAAGTATAGGGTGTCGGCAACAGAATATCCGGGCTTCTCAGCAATTATCTGCTTAAAATAAGGAGATGCTTATGGAAATAGATGCATGGCAGTTGCAAGTTTTAATCAGAGAGGCTGCAAAAGAGGCTGTTGCTGAGTTTGCAAGGCATCTTGAACCATCTAAGGACGAAATTACTTATAGTCAGGCATGTAAGGAATTTGGAGAAGGATGGTTAGACCATCAAGTAGCTATCGGTGCAGCCAAATGGTTTCGTAAGGGTGTATATAAGAACTCCCCTAAAATCTTTTCACGAAAAGAGCTGAAGGCTTTAAAAGAGGGGCCTTCAAAAGTATTGAGAAATTGTTTTTAAAATAAGTGTATTATGAGTTTGATTAAGAAATCTAATGAATTGGTAATTCCTTCCACCGTTAAGATGATGATTTACGGTCAGGCAGGTATGGGTAAGACAACAGTAGCTTTGAGTGCACCAAAACCATTATTGCTCGACTTTGATAATGGCGTGAAACGTGTAAATATGGCTCATCTTGACGGTATAGACATCGTTCAGGTAAGCTCATGGCAGGATGTTCAACAAGTATTACAGGAAGATCTTTCGGCTTACCAAACAATTGTAGTGGACACTATCGGCAAGATGATGGACTTTATCATTTCTTATAAATGCGGTACACGCCAGCCACAAATTAAGGATTGGGGCGGTATTAACGCTGAGTTTTCATGGATGACACGAACCCTTTCATCACTGAACAAGAATGTGGTGTTTGTAGCCCATCGTGATACCCGGAAAGAAGGTGACGATACCGTGTTCATACCTGCTTTAAGAGAAAAATCGTATAACTCTATTGTTACGGAACTTGATTTGCTGGGTTATCTGGAAATGCGCAATGAGAACGGTGTACAGAAGCGTACAATCACATTTGACCCCACATCAAGAAATGACGGGAAAAATACCTGCAATTTGCCGGGACTGATGCAGGTGCCTACAATTCTTGACAAGAATGGAAATCCCACTGCCAAGAACGATTTTATCACTGCAAAGGTTATCATGCCCTACCTGAGCATGTTGCAGGTAAAGAAAGAAGAAGCTGCAAAGTACGATAAGGTCATAGCTGAAATCAAAGAGAACATCGAACTTATTACTGATGCCAGTTCTGCAAATGAGTTTGCGTCAAGAATTAATGAGTTTGAGCATGTAGGCAGTTCCTTGAATATGGCCAGAAATCTGTTTTCAGCAAAAGTAAAAGCTCTCGGGCTGGTATTCGACAAAGAGACAAAGACCTATGCAGACAAAGCAGCCTAAATTCAAGTTCTATGCTACACTTTTGGATGCCTTTACAAGCTATCTGAAAAGTGATGCCATTTGGGAAAGGTATTGGGGATTCAGTGAGAATCCCCCACATACCCCCGAAGAGTTCAGACAGCAGCAGTTTCAGAGTCTGATTGACACTATAAACCGTATTCCGTTTGATAGTGAAGCAGCCGACAAGGGAACGGCTTTCAATGAGGTGATAGACTGTATGATTGAAAACAGGAGATCAGAAAAGGTACAGGTGGAAAGACTACTGTCAGACATGCAGGATGGCAGGCAGACATTGGTCGGATTGAGAGCCACCTATAAATGTCGTCAGTTCGATTTCCCTATCTCAATCTGCCGTGAGTTTGCAGACTATTACAAAGGAGCCTTGACCCAGCAACGGGTTGAAGCAGTTTTGCCAACATGCTTCGGAAGTGTTCTTCTATATGGTTATATAGATGAACTGATGCCGATGTCAGTACATGATATCAAGACTACCGGAAGTTATTATGTAGGTAAGTTCAAAGACCACTGGCAGCATATGGTTTATCCATACTGTCTGATGCAGGGCGGCAGCGATGTCAGGATGTTCGAGTATAACATCACGGACTTTCGTGCGACCTATACCGAAAGCTATACTTTCGTTCCCGAGCGGGATATTCCCATCCTCACTAACCATTGTGAGGACTTTATCCGGTTCTTGAATGATAACAGAGATTTGATAACCGATAAGAAAATTTTTGCAGAAGATGAGTAACCAAATAACCGGGCGTCTGGTTGGAATTGGCCAGACTGTCCAGATACCATCAAAGACAGGCGGTGCTTCATTCCTGAAACGTGAGTTCCTGCTTGATGCAACTACCTATGACCCTTATACCGGGCAACGCAGCGAGTATGAGAATATCTTACCGCTTGAAGTTTCTGGCGATAAGTGCGCAGAATTAGATCAGTTCAGGATTGGAGACGTGATAACGGTGTCATTTGCCTTACAAGGGCGATCCTGGACAAATCAGGATGGAGAATTGAAACGAATGGCATCGATCCGGTGTTACAAGCTGGAACTCCGGCGCACCGGCGGCCAAACGGCGGCACAATCGGTTCAGCAGGCACCTCAACCGGCAGCACCATTTCCGCCGACAATGGCACAGGCGTTTCCACCGGAAGTAGATGCGAACGGAAATCCTAAGGACGATTTGCCTTTTTAGCCTATGAGTATATTCAATCTGAAAAATGAATACGATATACCAAAATTCAAGGCTTATGTAAACAAGCTGTTTCAGGAACGTGCAGTTGTGGAGGTGAAGAAGAAACTACCTAACCGCACTCTCGCACAGAACAGTTATCTACATCTGCTTTTAGGGTATTTCGGTAGTGAATACGGTTGCAGCCTTGATGAAGCAAAGATAGACTTCTACAAAAGGACTTGTAACCGTGATTTGTTTGAAAGAAAGACGGTCAACAAGAAAGGTAAAGAAGTAACCTACCTGCGAAGCTCAGCAGAACTGTCAACCGGTGAAATGACTTTAAGCATTGACCGTTTCCGTAACTGGAGCGCATCCGTGGCCGGAATCTATCTTCCGGCTGCCAACGAACAACAGATGCTTATCTACGCACAACAAGAAATCGAACGTAATAAAGAGTTTATTTGATTATGGACAAATTTTTAGGACAAGACATTCCTGAACAGGATCGGTGGCAGTTTCTTCAGGACAACGCCGATGCAGTAGAGAAAATCGGCTACACCCACAGATTTACCCCCGAAGAACTAGCACAGAAGAAAGAAACCTTGGCCGAGGTATCAATCACAATCAACGATGTTGAGTTAGAGAAAAAAGAGGCGATGGAGAGTTTCAAAGAACGCTTGAAGCCTTTGAATGAAGAAAAGCAAGAACTTTTAGATCATATCAAAAGAGGTTCAGAGTTTGTCGAGAATGAAGAATGTGCCAAAATCCTCTACCATGAAGAAAAAATGGCTGGTTTCTATAATAAGCTTGGTGAATTGGTCTACAGCCGACCAATAATGCCTCAAGAAATGCAAAAGACAGTTTTTAGTATTAACCGTAAAACAGGAACAGACAATTAATTATGAGTGAAAACAAAATCAATTTGGTAGTACCGAAAGAGTACAACGGTACACCCATTGAAGTAGTATTGAGAGAAGGTAAAGCATCCGTAGCACTTGACCCGAAAGAACCGGAAAGAGTAGTTATCAATGGAACGATAGGTGCACCTTTTAGATGGCTGGAAAAGCGTGTCGAACTGATTAATCAGAAATCGGCCAATATCATTGTAAACCGTGATAAAATGTGTCTGGCTTTGACTATTGATGAAACCAATTATTACCAAACGGTAATTAGTGGAATTTTACAGGCTTCAAAGGAAATGCTGGAGTTTGGTATCAATACCGACAAAAAATGGGAACCAATTAAATTGTCCCAATTTTTCAAGATGCACCGAGCTTTCTTCAAGGATAAATCTGAAAATATGATGCTGGTTTCTACTTTAAAGAATTTCAAAGCTAAAGTAAACCAAGACATCGAACGCAGCAAAGAGGAAAACGGCAGCAAGACGGATAATTATTCTCAGGTAGTTGATTCTAATCTACCGAAATCATTCAAACTGAACATTCCTCTTTTCAAAGGATTCACCTATGAGGAAATAGAAGTTGAAATTTATGCTGATGTAGATGGACGGGAAGTTTCTCTTTCTTTGGTTTCTGCCGGTGCGAATGAAGCCATCGAGGAATACAAGAACAAGGTGATTGACGAACAGATTGAAGCAATCAAAGGCGTTGCACCTGATATCGTAATCATCGAAGTATAACTGACAGCCCGGAAAGACGGGCATACGGGCGCAAGCACAGGACGTGCTTTAGTATGGAGTAATTGCGCAATATCTCCATACACTTGTTTCATTGAATTAGCTAATATTTGAGGCAAGTAAAACCGTGATGGTTGGGTGGGTTCGATTCCCACTGTGTCCACAAATAATCTCAAAAATAAAGAATATGGAAACAAAAAAAGTAACTAAAATCGTTTACATCGCTAATGATGGAAAAGAGTTTCTTACAGAAGAAGAATGCGAAAAGCACGAGACTTTTGTTGAAAAAATACTTTCACGTATTAAGTATTTCTGTGTCAGATGCCATCCTGATTTAACAGAAACAGGATATTTTCAACATAAAATATATGTGGCAGTTTTCTCTGAACATTACTTTCAAAAAGAAGTGGCTATCGAATGGGCATTACAGAAATTCGGTAATCTCTTAGGAGAAAGCGTACAAGGATATGGATTCCAACCACGGTTTAGTGTAAGTGAGGTTTCTAAAGAAGAATACGAGAATTGTCCACCAACTGAATGGGGAGGTTCAAAATTAGAAAGTGATAAAATATTCCTCAGTCCTAAATCGGTAGAGGGATTTCCTGAAAACATTGATTATATGAAAGAATGGAGATTCAAGTGATGCCATACTATATACGACGTAAACCAAAGAAGAAGGAAAAGCCTTTGCCGTTATTTGACAAGGCAGGTATCAAAGTAAAGAAGAAGCCGGATTTAGTGGCCAAACTTGACAAAGTTTTCAGCCGCTATATCCGGCTTCGTGATTGTATGCCGAACGGATATTTCCGTTGTATCTCATGCGGTCAGATAAAACCATACGAACAGGCTGATTGCGGGCACTTCCATTCACGCCGCCACATGGCCACACGCTTTGACGAGGATAATGCCCATGCCGAGTGCCGGGCGTGCAACAGATTCAGTGCAGATCATCTGATACAATATGAAAAGAATCTGAAAGCTAAAATCGGACAGCTACGATTCGACAAGCTGGCATGGAGAGCAAGCCAAACAAAGAAATGGACTGATTTTGAATTAATCGAACTCACCAAGTATTACAAGGCTTTGGGAGATAAGTTGGGTAAGGAGAAAGGCTTATGAGTTACGTACTACGAGATTATCAGCAGAAAGCCAGTGATGCAGCAGTAAATTTCTTTGCTAACAAGGCCAAGAAGAACAATGCCATCATGGTGCTGCCTACCGGAGCCGGTAAGAGTCTTGTGATTGCCGACATCGCCAGCCGTCTTGAAGGGCACACGCTGGTATTTCAGCCCAGTAAGGAGATACTAGAACAGAACTATCTGAAGCTCTGTTCGTATGGTGTTCTGGATTGTTCCATCTACTCTGCCTCATTCGGGCGAAAGGAGATTTCAAGAATAACTTTCGCCACTATCGGAAGCGTAGTCAACCATCCGGAACTCTTCCAGCATTTTCAGAATATCATCATCGACGAGTGCCATCTGGTTAACCCGAAAGACGGAATGTACAAGAGATTTCTTTCGATGCTGAAATGTAAAGTCCTTGGATTGACGGCTACGCCTTACCGTCTTTCATCAAGCAGGGATTTTGGCAGCATGTTGAAGTTCATCACACGCACACGCCCGTGCGTGTTCTCTGAGGTAATCTATCAGGTTCAAATCTCCACTCTTTTGGATATGGGGTATCTTTCGAAGCTGAACTATTATCCAATGAATCCTTTGGGATGGAACGAACTTAACCTGAAGGTGAACACTACCGGAGCCGACTACACGGACAAGTCTGTAGTAAAAGAGTATGAGCGTATCGACTTCTACGGGTTTCTGGTGAGTATCGTGCAAAGGCTTATGAATCCCAAGAGCGGTGTAAAACGAAAAGGTATATTGGTTTTCACCCGTTTTTTGAAGGAAGCTGAACGCCTTACCTGGTCCATTCCAGGAACAGCTATCGTTTCAGGAGAAACACCGAAAAAAGAACGTGAACATATCCTTGAAGCGTTCAAGGCTGGAGAAATTCCGGTGGTGGCCAACGTAGGTGTACTTACTACCGGATTTGACTATCCTGAACTGGATACGATTGTCATGGCCCGTCCGACAATGTCACTGGCTCTTTGGTATCAGATAGTCGGTCGTGCCATCCGTCCGCATCCTAACAAGGAGGCTGGCTGGATCGTTGACCTTTGCGGGAATCTGAAACGATTTGGCGAAGTCAAGGATTTACGCCTGGTGGATAGCGGAAACGGCAAATGGGCCGTGTACTCCAATAGCAGACAGTTGACTAACGTAAGATTCTGAAACTATGGAAGAAGGATTTTTGAGGCTAAGCCGCAGGTTTTTCTCGAATGAAATGTGGAAAGTAGCCCGTGAGTTTTCGGAATGCGAAGCGTGGCTTGACTTGATTCAGTCAGCACGATTTGATGCAACCGACGAGGCGTATAGCGAACTCATCGGAGGTCGGGAAATCTCTTATTCAAGAGGTCAATATCCAGCATCCATATCGTTTTTGATGAAACGTTGGAAATGGTCTGAAAAGAAAGTCAGGTATTTCCTTTCCAAATTGAAGAAAAAAGGGATGATTACAACTTGCAATCAGCAGGGAATGACAGTTATAACCTTGTGTAATTATGACGACTACAATCCTGTCAAGGACAAGCCAAAGGGCAATGATAAGGGCATAGATAACGATAAAGAAATCAGTGATTTAAAGGTAGCTATGGGCGAGCTAAGGGCAGAGCTAAGGGCAATGTCACAAAAAATGGCTGAAAAGATTGAAGATTTGGGGCAAGGTAGGGGCAATAAGAAAAAGAAAGATAAAGAAATTATTAATAATATTATTCCCCCCACACCCCCCAAGGGGGAGGGTCTTAATGTAAAAGCTCGTTCTCTTTTTGAAACCCATTACAGACAGTTGTTCGGAAGTGATTATTACTGGACGGCCAAAGATGCAGGGGCAATGTCCCAGTTGCTTCAAAAATTGAAGTTCCAGCGGGAGCAAAAGCAGATGGACGTTGCTGAGGAATCAATCCTGTATGCTCTTCAATATCTGCTTTCATCCATAAAAGAGGGGTGGATATTCGAGAACTTCAGCGTAACGAACATTAATTCGAAGTTCAACGAAATAGTATCCCAAGCCAAAAAAAAGGCTTATTCCAAAACTGATATTGGCGTAGTTCTGAAAGATAATTCTACTGAAAAATACAAAAACAAAGGATGGTAAAATGGAACAGATAGATTTCAAACAAACAATCGAAAGGCTGAAGGACACGGGATTTTCACCTGTGCCGAATACGGTAGAGATTTCCATCCCGGATGCGAAAAAAGTCCTTTGGGCAGGTATAAAATACTTCACGGAGGAAAATGCCAGATGGCTTCCTGAGTATGAAGAGGTAGCAAGCTGGCTGGCAGGAAATGGAGGTCGTGGTCTGTTATGCTTCGGCAATTGTGGTCGTGGAAAAACATTGATTTGTGGAAAGATTCTTCCTCTGGTCCTGAATCATTATTGCCGGAAGGTGGTCAGCTGCTACGATGCACAGCAGATGAACGCTGAGCTGGACGTTGTGAAGCAAAAACACATCATTTACGTTGATGATATAGGGACGGAGAATTTAAGTGTGAAATATGGCGAAAAAAGACTTGCTTTCGCTGAGCTGGCTGACGAGGCTGAGAAGAAAGGGAAACTTCTTATCCTGACTACTAACCTGTCGATTGATGAGTTGAGAGAAAAGTACGGTGAGAGAACCATCGACCGTTTGAAAGCTATAACCAGAACCGTATTGTTCAGCGGTGAAAGCCTACGAAAATGAAAATCACAATCTATTGGGTAACGCGGGATTGGAAGTTAATCCGGAAACTGCGTGATAAATACAAAATACCCCAATATACAACAGTCAATGGGTTAACCGAGGCAGAAGTAAACGAAGAAACCCTTAACAATCTTCGCAAAGGTGAACCAAAGTATCTAATCATAAGAAAAATAGAACAATCTGATAAATCTGTGGAATATGCAAAAAGAAATGCTATTGAGAAAGCTGGATATACTGAAGAAGTCCTACAAGGAAGTGAGGAAAAAGGGCAACAGTCCGGAGGCTAAGGCTATCCACGTCGAGATTGAGCAACTAGTTAAGGATATAGAAGAAGCCGAAACAGAGGAGCTCATACAGAAGGCAAAAGAAGCAGGAATACTTCCGAGGCTGGAACGCATAATAAGCATGATTCAGCTTCTTTCCTGTGAGGCTAACGACCTGTTATCTGAAGCAGAGGACAATTTTAAGAAAGCCGGGCTGATGACTGACAAGATAGTGTATATGCAGAGGGAGTATTACAAGGCAGCCAATGTCTACTTCAAGGAATTTGCAGAGATAATCAAGAAAACTAACACTGGTAATGATATGTTTAGCGACCTTGAAAATTTCGACAATATGATACGCATTTGGGCTGATTTGAAGGATATGCCTAAGCCTTCATCCTTGATGGGTGGCTGCAAGCAGGCAGCAGGAAAGGCAAACGGACTCAGTCAAATGTGCCAAAAATGTCCATTAAAATATAATCCTGAAACGCTTATCTGTCAGGCTTGTGATAAGTCTTTTAAGGAGGGCTTTCAGAAGGGGGCTAAATGGTTGGAAAAGAAAAGGATTGATAGAATAATGAACAAAGACAAGGAGGTAAAACATGATAACAGAAAATGATCCAATACTTCCACGTAAAGTGGATTTGGAAAAGAATCCGTCTGGGACTGAATTGAAAATCGCTCAACATCGGGAACTGGAGAAACATGGAAAGTATGTTACTATCCCCGGTGACAGGACTCATACTAGGATTTTCGTCCGCAACGGTGAGGATGCGAAGAAGAAGATAGCCGCGTATTTAGAGAGAATCAATAACCGACCTCAAAGATGGAACTGATATGGGTGAACTGAAAGTGTATTATGGGTGGGCAAAGATTGGTAAGATTCGCAAGAAGCGTGCAATATCTGTCATTTTCGAGAATGAATGGCATGGTTGCAGGAGCGAACGCGGACAAAGAATTTTGAGAGCAGCCCAGGAAACAGTAATAGAGCGATACCAGGATGCGGAAGAAGAGAAAGCTGCAAAGGATTGCAGCCGGATATTTACAGAGTATAGCCTTTTCCTTGACGAAAAGCCAATAAACGGAAGCCTTAACAAGATACTCCAAATGAATAGTGACGCCGATAAGAAACATGTATCTAAAGAAATGCGTGATAAGATTGCTGAAGCCCTACGGAAAGCCTTTATGCAGTCGAATCGCAAATACAGAGAACCGGGTTGGCAACAACTTGAATTGAAATTTGAATGATATGGGAAAGCAGGAAAGTATGGATGACTGGTTCCAGATGGCTAAGGATTTGGCCAAAGCTGAAAGGGAACTGAAGATTGAGCAATGGGTTGAAGTAACTATTTACTACGGATATGCAGAAAAACAAGTAAGCTTATATCACTACAATCTTCCCCATGAGATGTATTTCCGATACCAATGGGTAATCAGATGGAGGATGGCGAAATTACAGTGCCAATACCCCAAACAGATTGTATCTACAAGCCTGTACTACTACGACAAGCGTTCAGGAGAGTCGCTTGAAGTGAGTTCTTGCCTATCTAAACTGATTTCTGCAAAAGCCAAGATAACAAAAGCAGAACGCAAGATGAATGAGTACATCGAGCACAACCGTCAGAACAACATGTTCTTTGATGAGAATACGGACGAGGAGCTGGTTAAGTTCCGCGAGAAACTGGAGCGCAAGAAACTCGAATGTGCAGAGTGTGAGAAACGGTTAGAATTACTAGTTGAAAGAAGGAGGAGTAATCAATGAAAGAAACTCAATTGTCCTTAAACTTGGATTATGGAATTAGTAAAGAACAGGCTTGCATCCTTTGCCATCTTTCATCCGAATGTGAAGGGTGCTGTGTGAAATGCAAGGCGGAAGGAAAGAACGGAACTTGTTACGGACAAATCTGCTCGATACCATCAAGAGACCATGACGGACAAAGGTGGAACGCATGGATGCACATTGTTTCTACCTCGCTTCCGGAACTCAAACGATTTATACCAGTGAAATACAGAAAACATTTAAAAACAAAAAAGTGATATGGCAAACATTGTAAAATTGACCGGATGCAAGGAGGTTTCGCATGATATATATGCTTACTTCACTTGTGATGCTGAAAAAGCATTGAAGGCTTTGGAACTTGAGATACCGTGTACTGGAGCAAATAGCACTGGAGCATACAACATTTACTTTAATGATGTGGGAGAAATTATCTGTGAGTACATGACGTTCTGCGTTACACGTGAGTTTAAAAAGGTTTCATCCATACAGGATGCTGTTGAATGGATGGATAAGAAAATGAATGGAAATGAGTAAAACGAAATTGTATTACCTGTTCCTGGCAGTCATGTGGTGGCTGCTGGGATAGGTGGAAAGGAGATAAATTATGACAAAAGAGGATATTAAAAAGGCAGCAGCCGAATATGCCAATGAAGCTTGTCGCCCACTTTGGAGAACAGGTAACGAGCAGGTTTGCATGGTCGACTTTATTGAAGGTGCAGAGTGGCGGATTAACAGCGTGTGGCATAAAGAATTAGAAAAATCCAAAACAAGAAAGTGCATCATGGTTAGATTTACAAACGGCCTATTCAACTTGTTTGAAGATGTACGTGAATTGAAGGGAATAGAGGACAGAGTAGAATCGTTTGCATACATTGAAGATTTACTACCAACAAAGGAGGATTAATTATGAGAAGAGCAATAAATACAATCCCTCGCGATGAATACAACAGACTTTTGAGGGAAGCAATGCAGAGAATGAGCAAGAAGTTTAACCTGCTATCTGACGAGGAGGAATCGAAAATGAGAAAAGCTGACAACCAAGGTGATTATGAGAGGGCAGAACGGTATGATTTTAATGCGCGTGCTTTGCGTTGTATGGCGGATATGTATTATCAGATTTATAAACTAAATAAACAAGAATGAATATGGGAAAGAAAGAAGAATTCGCAAAAATATTTTCCTCAGAAAGTAAGCTCCCAAGCATGCAGCTTTTGAGAGAACTTTCATTCATGGCAGGTTGGGATGCCTGTATGAAGCATCTGGCCACACTTCCGTTGGATGAAGCCATTAGCGAGATAGTAAAACACATTGAAACCAACCGCTCGGAAATTCCGAACAGTTCAAAATAGGAGAACAGGCCATGTTTAGAAGAGGAATGAAGTCAATATTGCTTCCTGCTATATTAATGATGACAGCGGCTGAGAATCCGAATAAAGTTTTCGATTCATTGTTTACAGGTAGTTCAAAATACAACCCTGACTACAAAAAGCAACCCGTACATCGTGAATTAAAAGAGTTCTGCATCAAAGGTGAAAAGGTGATGGCCTATTCACGTAAGGATGCTATAGTACGATTGAAACACAAGAAGAAATGAAAGCAATATCCATAAAACAGCCGTGGGCGAGCTTAATCGCTCACGGTATCAAAGACATCGAGAATCGGACATGGAAGTGCCCTCAGAAGTATATCGGCCAAAGGGTTCTGATACATGCAAGTAACAGTAAGGGAGTAGGTTGGATAATGAACAGTGAGCAAAGAGTACAAATTTTAGTTCATCCTTCAGGATTAGTAGATGTAGACTGCAACAAGCTACCTTTTGGTGCCATCATCGGCAGCGTAGTTATATCCGACTGCGTACAGAACCATCTGTCCGTCTGGGCAGAGAAAGGTTGCTGGAACTGGGTGCTGAAAGATGCTGTTCTGTTTGATAAGCCGATTATGAATGTGAAAGGGAAGTTAGGTTTTTGGGAATATAAATTATGAGTATGAAACACAAAAGACATCAAACGGGAAGGCTATTCAGTCGAGATACTTACATGGAGATGCTGATAAAAGATAGCCAAAGGAACTTTGAAAGGGCAGAAAGACTATTGGGTGATTTGAAACTGAAAAACCATATTATAGCCGAGCTTGAAAAAGAGAACGAGGAACTTAAAAAAAGAGTAAACAAGCTTAAGGATGATGCAACATTTTATCACACTCAATGGGGAAAGGAGATAGACCTTTGTAAAGACTTGGAGAGAGAACTTGAATACACAAAGAGGCGTAAATGGTGGATGATATGGAGTTTATAACTTACTGACAGCCCTTGTCAGTGCTTTGTGAATACCCGGTAACAGCTTTGTGGCGGTTATCGGGTTATTCACGGCACTATAAAATATTTTGTGTAAATGGGAAATACGGGATTCAAGTTTGAGTCTCGTATTTTTTATTTTATAGATTTGCAAAATGAAGAAGATTATGAAAGAAAAGAATCAAGTAGTGCCCGATGAGGTGTTAAGCAAGGAGTTCCTTAGCCAATTCAAGACA